GGATCTCTTTTTACGCTTCTTGAAATGCATGTTGATTTAGACCTTGAAGGGTTTGAAGATATTGGGCAAAATGGCGAGCCCACCGGTATCCGGCTTCCATATCTGGTCACATTAGATCTCGGTAGTGGTGAGATTTTATCTATTCGCAGGAACTATAATGAGGATGATCCGACCCGTCGGAAGAACCCTTATTTTGTGCATTACAAGTTTTTACCGGGATTAGGTTTTTACGGGTTCGGTTTGCTTCATATGATTGGAGGGCTGGGCAAAGCAGTCACTTCAATATTAAGGCAATTGATTGATGCAGGAACACTGGCGAACCTCCCAGCAGGATTCAAGGCGCGGGGTATCCGCATTCGTAACGACGATGAGCCATTGTCCCCTGGCGAGTTCAGGGACGTTGACGCTCCTGGCGGCGACATACGGAATTCAATTATCCCGCTCCCGTTCAAAGAACCGTCGGGCACGCTGGCGCAACTTTTGGGAGTACTTATTGACTCTGGGCGGCGCTTCGTCTCCATTGCCGACAATCAAATGGCTTCACCAGGTTCGCAACAACAACCGGTAGGAACCACGGTTGCGTTGCTCGAGCGCGGCATGAAAGTAATGAGCGCAATCCACAAACGATTGCATTACGCGCAACGGTTAGAGTTCCGGATGTTGGCGGGCGTTATACGCGACTACTTACCCCCTTCGTATCCTTACGAAGTCCCAGGAGCAGAACAAGAAGTAAAGGCGCAAGATTTTGATGACAGGATTGATATTCTACCTGTCTCAGATCCTAATATTTTCTCAATGGCGCAACGTGTTACTTTAGCGCAGACTCAGTTGCAGTTAGCGCAATCTAATCCACAGATGCATAATTTGTATGAAGCGTATCGTAGGATGTATTTAGCTCTTGAGGTTCAAAACATTGAGCAAATACTACCTCCGCCCCAACCTCCTGCTCAACCTCAACCAGAAGATCCTGCATTTGAGAATGGTAAAGTGGCTAAAGGATTACCGATTCAGGTTTTCCCTGAGCAGGATCACGATGCTCATCTTGCAACACACGCTAGTTTTTATCGTATGCCTATCGTGCAAGCAACACCTCAAGTGCAAGCTAATCTTCTTGAGCACATGTTCCGTCACATCTCAATGAAGGCGAAGAGTGTTGTTAATAAAGAGTTAGAGCAGATGAATGAAGAAAATATGCAGATTCAAGTGGCCTTCCAAGCAGGTCAAATTAACGAAGCTGAAGCTGCTGCTCGAGTACAGCAGATGGCACAGCAAATGGATCCAGTGGCTACTGAAGCAAAAGTGGCACAACTAGAGGCACAGTTCACTCAAGAACTTATGAAACAGATACAACCTGAAGGCACAGGAGATCCTCTAGTAGCTATTCGACAGCAAGAGTTAGCTATTAAAGCCGCGGATACGGAGCGAAAGGCTAAGTCCGATGAAGACGAGTTGAAACTTGAGAGAGACAAGCTTATGCAACGAGCCGCAACGGATTCAGCCAGGCTTGAGCTACAAGAAGAGATAGCCGATCAAAGATCCGATGTGAATAGAGAGAGAATTGAGATTCAAAGGCAGAGGCAGACTTAACCATGATTTTTGAAGCAGTCGCATTAATATCCACAGCCAATGCTGCAATCTCTACCGTTAAAGAGGCTCTAGCGAATGGTCGAGATATAATGGACTGTGGGCGGGAGCTTTCAAGTTACTTTGATTGTAAGGCGGAGATTCAAAAAAATGCTAGTCGGTCTGGTAGTGGCGCAGACCTTGAAAACTTTATGGCGTTAGAGAAGCTAAAAGTAGCGGAAGAAGAATTGAAAACCATGCTCATTTATCAAGGCCGAGCCGGACTTTATCAAGATTTTCTTAGGTACCAAGCCGACCAGAAGCGGGGTCGAGAAGAGGCGCAGCTAGAGGGTGTTCGTAAAAAAGTGGCTAGAGAAAAAGCCTTTAAGGATGGACTTCTTTATTGTATTGCTGGGGTTAGTATTGTCGGTTTGTTGGGCGGGGCCGTGGCCTTTATATATTGGCTTGTTACTAATCGAGGCGCTCTGAGTGACTAAGTTGTTTCAGAAGGACAGTATTTACAAGGATCTAGATTTGGATCAAGACGGAACAATAACTGATGAAGAATTGGAACGCGCTGAACAAATTTTACAAATACAAAACTCAGATAAAAAAGAAGATCAAATTAGGAAAATGGCTTGGTTTTCTTTATGGGGGATGCTCTTATACCCAAGTGGGATCGTACTATGTGACATACTTGGTCTTGATAATGCTGCTAGTCTTTTGTCTGATGTGGCTCCTACCTATTTTGTTGCCGGGTCTGGATTGACAGCTTGTTTCTTTGGCGCACAAGCCTACGCTAAAACCAAAGAAAAAGTCCCCTCTAGAGAAAGACGGGAAAGTAGAACATGATAAACTTGATTGGATCTCTTATAGGGCCTGTTACTGGGTTACTAGATAAGTTTGTTGAAGATAAGGATCAAAAAAATGCTTTGGCTCACGAAATTGCGACAATGGCTCAAAAACAAGCTGCAGCCGCTGCAATGGCCCAAATTGAAGTTAATAAGTCAGAGGCTCAACACAAGAGTCTTTTTGTTGCTGGGTGGCGCCCAAGCGTGGGCTGGACGTGTTCAATTGCGCTTTTTTACCACTATGTCCTTGTGCCGTGCATATTGTTTGGAGTGGCTCTCTCTGGTAAAGAAATACCTCCGCTCCCTGTATTCGATATGGACTCGCTAATGACAGTGCTTTTGGGTATGCTCGGAATGGGTGGATTAAGATCGTTTGAAAAGTACAAGAATTTAACTAAATAGGAAGAGGAAATTATTATGCCATATGGTAGTGGAAAAGCAGTTGCAAAACGCAAAGCAGCACTTAATAAGCCTACAAGTGTAGCTGCAGCAAAAAAACAAGGTAAACCTACTTTTACGGGTACGGATGGAAAGCAGAAGGCGGCAGTAACCGCTAAAGATTTAAAGGATTCAGGTCATAAAACTTTACGGGCTTACTTAAATGCTAAAGGTAAACCCGCTAAAAAATCTCCTGGTAAAAGCGACAGTGTAGGTAAAAATAAAAGAGAAGTCTCTGCTGCAGTTGCAAAACGCACGGCAGCACTTAAAAAACAAAACGAACTTGCTACTATGGCTCCGAAAAAGATAGACTCTCGAGCCAAAGCACAACGTATAACAGATAGTACACCTAAAAATATTCCTCTTAGTAAAGCACAGTCACAACAAGCTGCAGAAAAAAATAAATTTGGATTTGCTATGCCGGGAAGCAAAAGCCGTATTAACTTTGCTTTAAACAAGAAGAAATAAATGGCTAAAGGTGTTAAGCATTACTCTAAAGCTGGTAAAGAGTTTACAGGGCCCACGCATAAGACGAGGGGTCAAATAATGACGGGGGCAACCCACACCTCTAGTAGTAAACCTTTGTTTCATCTTAATGAGCTTAGTACTACTTCTAAGGCTAAGGTCAAAAAAAAGTGAAGACTTGATTAAGGAAAATATTGTGAAATCAAAGAAATCTAAAGATTCTGGAATTGTTGAAAAAAAGATGATGAAAGGCGGCAAGGTCGATGGGTACATGAAAGGCGGCAAGGTCGATGGGTACATGAAAGGCGGCAAGGTTCGTGGGTATAGTAGCGGCGGCTGTGAGCAATTTTCTGGAAAGAAGTTTAGCGGCAATTATTAGTGGATCTTGTTCAATTTGCACAAACGCTGTATAAACGTATTAACGTTAGGCAAGATGATATATCTACCTATCTGACATCCGGTGCTGCTCAAGATTACGAGACGTACCGCAGCCTAGTTGGTGAGTTACAGGGACTCACCTTTATTAGGGAAGAAATGAAAACCCTGCTGGAGAACTCAGAAGACGATGTCGAATCCATCTTTATTGATACCTGAACATGTCGCGGAAACAATTGCCGCAGAAGAAAAAACAGAACAACTTAAAACGGAAGAACCTGAAGGCTTAGAAAAAGCCTATGTTGATCCCAACGAGCGCGTTCTTGACCCCTCTCTTTTAGACAAATCGTTACTTGAAAGACTGCCTAAACCTACGGGTTGGCGGATTCTTGTTATGCCGTATCAAGGTAAATTAAAAACCGACGGCGGTATTTATATACCAGATCATATTAGAGAAAGAGAACAGTTAGCTACCGTTGTTGCGTATGTCTTAAAAGTTGGCCCATTAGCGTACAAAGATCCAGTTAAATTCGGGGAAGAAGAGCCCTGGTGCAAACAAGGTGATTGGGTATGCATTGGTCGCTATTCAGGCTCACGCTTTAAAATTGACGGCGGAGAGATCCGCATACTCAATGACGACGAGGTGATCGCAACAATTTCAGAACCAGGGGATATCGGTAATGTCTGAAGAAGATTTAAAAGAAAGCACTGAAGAAGAAGGTAATGATGTAGAGGTTGAGGTTGCTCAACCAGACGCTCCTGAAGGTGCGGAAGCCTCTACAATCACTGAAGATGATTCTTCAGGTGGGGAAGAGATTGAAAACTACAGTAAAAACGTACAGAAACGGATAAAAAAACTTACTGAAAAGTACCGTCAGGAAGAGCGAGATCGAACAGAAGCCGTTCGGATAGCACAACAGCTAAAGAATGAAAACGATCAGTTAAAAACTCGTGTGCAGTCTTTAGACAGTGGTTATCTTTCAGAATATGGAACTCGGTTAGAATCTCAGTTAGCTCAAGTTAGGCAGAAATATGGGGACGCTCAAGACAGTGGAGACGTTGACAAGTTATTTGAATCCCAGCAAGAGCTTAACAGAATTCAAATTGAGCAAGAGCGCCATCGAATCGCTACTCAGAGACAGCAGTCTCAGGGAGATAGAGTTCAGGTTCAAGGGCAAGCTCCGACTGCACAACAAGCGCCGACTGCACAACAAGCGCCGGTGCAAGAGCCTGATCCAAAGGCGCAAAGCTGGGCCACAAAAAACGAGTGGTTTGGTCAAGACGAAGTAATGACATACGCCGCGTTTGGAATTCATCGTAAGCTTGTTGAAGAAGAAGGATTTGATCCTACGTCTGACGAGTACTACAATGAGGTTAACTCAAGAATGCGTCGGGAGTTTCCGCACAAATTTAAGGGTCAAAAATCGGGAGGAAGTTCTCAGGTCGCCACCGCTGATACTTCCGCTTCCCGCAATTCGGGGCGCAGCAGAAAGGTCAAGCTTTCTCCATCTCAAGTCCAGATGGCAAAGCGTCTTGGCGTTCCGCTCGAAGAGTACGCTAAATACGTTAAACCATAAGGAGATTTAGATGACAGAAGCTGAGGCTCGCGCTCCACGCGCAACGAAGAACCGTTCTACTGAAGAGCGAAGGAAACCGTGGGCACCTCCAAGTCGATTGGATGCTCCACCTGCCCCAGAGGGCTATTCACACCGTTGGATTCGGACGTCGATTCGCAACGAAGAGGACACCATGAATGTTCACACGCGCTTGCGTGAGGGCTGGGAGCCTGTTCGCGGGGAAGAGTATCCGAGTTACGAATACCCTGTTATTGATGAGGGTAAGCACGCAGGAGTTATAGGTCAGGGAGGCTTAATGCTTTGCCGGATTCCTGTGGAAACAGCTAAAGAACGATCCGAGTATTACGGAGTCCGGACCCGAGAACAAATGACTGCTGTTGACCAAGACATGATGAAAGAACAACACCCCTCGATGCCTATGACACAAAACAGGCAGAGTCGGGTTAGTTTTGGGGGTCGCAAAGGCGACAACAATGAGTAGTTTTAAGAGGTAAAGACTCATGGCTAACGCAAATGGAGCCTTCGGACTACGTCCGTATGGCATGGTGGGTGCTGCACCCAACTCCACTGGTGTAACTGAGTACCGTATCGCTTCAGGCAACACAAATAAACTTTACAAAGGTATGGCAGTTATTCCTACCGCGGCTGGTGTGATCGATGATCTCCAAGCAGCAGCAGGCGGAACTGTCTCTATTGTAGGTGTGTTTAATGGATGTGAATACGTTAGTTCAGTCACTGGTGAAACAATTTTCTCAAACTTTTGGCCTGGTTCTGGTGCGGATGCAAATCATCCCGTCAGAGCGTTTGTATACGACAATCCTATGCAGTTGTTTACGATTGCCACGTCTAATGTCGTAGCTGGCGCAAACACTGAAGCCGAAGTGCGTGCAGCGGTTTTCGCTAACATAGCATTCGCTACAGGTAACACAGGTAACGATACAACAGGTAATTCTTCTGCCACAGCAGATCTAAACACTATTGCGGCAACCGCGGGGCTTGCGCTTCGAATTGTTGGAGTAATGGACGATCCGATTAATGCTGATTTTACAGTAGCAGGAATACCGTTGATTGTTCGTATTAACAATCACTTCAATGCTCCGAACGGTTCAATCGCTCAGGGTACTGTCAGTGTCACTGGTGTATAAGGGGATTAGAAAATGGCTATTTCTCGCGCTCAACTAGCAAAAGAACTGGAGCCGGGACTCAATGCCCTCTTTGGCATGGAGTATTCTCGGTATGAAAATCAACACGCAGAGATATACACTACTGAATCCTCAGACCGAGCGTTTGAAGAAGAAGTAATGTTGTCAGGCTTCGGAGCCGCACCAACAAAGTCTGAAGGTTCTAACGTCAGCTTTGATGATGCACAAGAAGCATATACTGCGCGTTACAACCACGAGACTATTGCTCTGGCATTCTCGATCACTGAAGAAGCGATTGAAGACAATCTGTATGATCGTCTTGGCTCTCGTTACACTCGTGCTCTTGCTCGGTCAATGGCTCACACAAAGCAGGTCAAAGCTGCATCCATCCTGAACAATGCGTTCTTGGCTGGTGCAAACTCTGGTGGTGATGGAGTCGCACTTTGTGACCAAAATCACCCTTTGGTAAATGGTGGGGTCTTAGCAAACGAGCCTACTGTTGCTGCTGATCTTAACGAAACCTCACTCGAGGACGCGCTCATCAATATTGCTGGGTTCGTAGACGAGCGTGGATTGAAAGTTGCTTTGCGCGGCACTAAGTTGGTTATTCCACGTCAACTTCAGTTCATTGCAGAGCGTCTGATGGTTTCTAACCTTCGTGTTGGAACTTCAGACAATGACGTAAACGCTATGCGTTCTATGGGTATGTTGCCTGACGGCTATGCTGTCAACGACTTCCTGACAGATCCAGATGCGTTTTTCGTCTTAACAGATGCTCCTCGTGGTTTTGTCCACTTCGAACGGTCTCCATTAAATACAAACATGGAAGCTGATTTCGACACAGGTAATATGCGCTTTAAGGCGCGTGAACGTTACAGCTTCGGATTTTCGGATCCACGTTGTGTGTTTGGTTCACCTGGTGCGTAATAAGTAGTATAATAACTACTGAAGAAAGGGGCTTGCGCCCCTTTTTTTATTGAGCGTACAATAAATAGTCTGCGCCGGATGTCCCTCGTTCGGCGCAGACACCTTGTAAAAATTTAAGACACAAGATGAAACCTATCTTTTGAGGGCTGTCTTAAAACAAAGTGCAGAGGGCCATGCGCTCTGTCTTTTTGGTTAGACCTGGTGTATCGTTTATGGTAGTGGATTAGGGTAGTGGATTATATAACAGCAATTGTTGAAAGGTAGTAAGTTAAAATGGCTAGTACAAGTTTTTCAGGTCCAATTAAGGCCGGTACAATTAAAAATACAACAGGCATCCTGTTAGGAGAAAATGTTGCTAACGTAGGGCAAGTTGTGATGGCTCAGTCAATTATGATTGACGCCGCAGTAGCAATAGGGGCAACAACCTATGATGTTGGAGTTATTCCCGAAAACTCGCAGCTTCTTTCCGTTACTATAAGAGTTGCCATAGCCAGTAATGCGGCTGGCGCAGCGACTGTTTCAGTTGGTAAAACTGGCACGGCTCAGTATTTTATTGCGAACACTAACATCAAAGTTGTTGGGGAAACCTCGTCTATCGCAAACGCGGCTTTGGATGAATCAGATAACTTTGGTACGGATACTCAGATAACAGCTACGTTAACTTCTGCAGGAGGTGCTGCGGCTACGGGTCAAGTTACGGTGACGTTTACTTATTTGCAGGCGAACAACTTGCAGGATAAAGCTGCAAACACCTAAAGGATATTAATATGGCAGGCTCAGATATTGTTGCTCAAACAATTGTAGACGCACAAGCTGCGTCTACAACCTTCGTTGCGGCGGCGGCAAGGCCGTCTTCAACGTTTACAATAGCTAATTCTTCTTTCACTCAAGCGCAGGCTCGTAAACTTAGTGTTACTACTACAGGAGCATCAGATAACGGGAAAACTGTAACTATTGTTGGGACCGACTTAAATGGAAAGTCCTTAACAGAAGTTATAGTTTCTACGGGATCGGCGGCAACTGTTTCAGGAAGTAAGTACTTTAAAACTATTGTTTCTGCTACATGCAGTGCCCAGTACGCGGCAAATGTTTCTGTAGGGATGACAAGTGAGGCTTCGGCTAGTTTTAACACAGGACGGACGCGGCTGAAGGCGTTTACTACTATCTCAAACAGTGTTTCTCACAGAGTAGACTTTATTGACGGGTTGGCTCCAGAAGATGATAACGCTGTTGTAGTGTTTATTACAAAAACCAGCGGCATTAATAATGCGGCGGACGATGTTTATATTCCTGAAGAAGGGGTTTTGTTTAAAACCAACTTAATCATCAAATATGATGTTGCTGGGGCGCATATGGTTACGGCGTTCCACGCTTAAATATAAGTATCATGGCAGAACGTAAAAAACCTTCAATGCCCGCTAAGAGCAAGAAGAATTTCCGGCCTACCAAGTCCGGCGCGGGAATGACTGAGGCGGGGGTTAAGGCGTATCGACGCAAAAACCCTGGCTCTAAGTTAAAGACCGCCGTTACAGGTACTGTCAAGAAGGGTTCAAAGGATGCAAAAAGGCGTAAGTCTTATTGCGCTAGGTCTGAAGGACAGAAAAAAATGCATAGCATTGATTGTAAGAAAACGCCAGATAAACGCATTTGCCAAGCGCGTAAGAGGTGGAAGTGTTAATCACACCAAAAGATAATGTTGCCGCCGCGGATACTTTTGAAGATCTGAGAGTTCAGTTTACTCACTATGCGACACAACAAACTTATATTATAAGGGATATGGAAGACTTGAAAGAGGATGTTTCTGAAATCAGAAAGACAGTTTTTCAAGTTAAATGGGCGATTCTTGGGGGTTTAGGTATGTATGTTTTACACGCGATGGGTTTCATTGAGTTTGTAAAGAATGTGATGTAATGACGATAACCAGGGCAAATACCTCTAAGCAGGTTAGTACATCACCAAGCAAATCAAAAACAAAGACAAAGAAAGATGCGTGCTACCATAAAGTTAAGTCTCGTTATAAAGTCTGGCCTAGTGCTTATGCAAGTGGAGCTTTAGCTAAATGTCGAAAAGTTGGTGCTAAAAACTGGGGCGCCAAAAAAACGAAGAAGTTGTAATGGCTGTTAGTAAAACAAAAAAAGGTGCGTCGCTTCGTAAATGGTTTAGTCAAAACGATGGTAAAGGTTGGGTTGATTGCAAAACGGGTAAAGCGTGCGGAAGAAGCTCTGCTAAAGGAAGTAGTAAAAGAGCTTACCCTGCCTGCCGTCCAACAATGGCTCAATGTAAATCTTCAGGAGCCAAGAAGGCTGTAAATAAAAAAACCTCTACCAAACGTGTTAGTTGGAAAAAAGGAAAGAAGTAATATATGGCGACTTCAGGTTCTTTTGATTTTGAGTTAGATGTAGCAGATATCATTGAAGAAGCATATGAGCGGTGCGGAGTCGAGGTACGCACCGGATATGATACTAGAACTGCTCGTCGCTCCCTTAACCTTATGTTTGCAGATTGGGCGAACAGAGGAGTTAATCTGTGGACGGTAAAGCAAGGGACTTTTAATCTTGTTGCAGGTACTTCGGAGTACACAGCGTCTAATGGATTACAGTCGGCTATCTCAGATATTCTAGAAGTTTCTGTTCGCAGATCAGGCATTGATCTTTCTATTAGTAGAATAAGTAGAGGGGAATATTTAAACATCCCAAACAAGACAACAACTGGAAGGCCCTCTCAGTTTTTCTTCAATCGTCAAATCAGTCCAGAAATCAGTCTTTGGCCTGTCCCTGAAAATAGTACAGATGCTCTTGTTTATTACTATGTACAACAGATTCAAGATGCGGGCTCTTTAGTTAATACTACAGATACTCCTTTTCGCTTCTTCCCGTGCATGGTTGCAGGACTTGCTTATTATCTAGCCTTAAAGAAAGCCCCTGAAAGGGTTCAGCTATTAAAAGTTGTTTATGAGGAAGAGTTCCAAAGAGCGGCAGATGAGGACGAGGATCGTGTGTCCTTAAAACTACAGCCCGATATACAGTATTTGAGATTGTAAAGTGGCACGATTCGCGGCAGGAAATAAAGCTTTTGGTATTTCAGATCGCTCTGGGTTTCGATATCGTTTGCGTGAGATGAAGAGAGAGTGGACAGGGCTGTTAGTTGGACCAGATGAATTTGATCCAAAACATCCGCAGCTTAGATCACCTAATGCTAGTCCTGACCCCGAAGCTTTGCGTAATCCTCGCCCAGAGTCTAATTTAGAGGAACAAAGAAGCATTCAATTTGGGTGGAATCCGGTTGGTTTTAAAGAAATTTTAGGAGTGACTCCTTCCAATAACTTGGTTTCCACATGTTCTGTGGGAACTGTAACGATAGAGATAACGTAATGAGCTTCACATACGCGCAATTAAAACAAGCTATTCAAGATTACGCTGAGAACAATGAGACCTCTTTTGTAGGAAATATACCTATATTTATTCGAGCAGCAGAAGAACGTATATTAAAAAATGTACAGTTAAATTTTTTCCGTAAAAATGTTATCGGATCCATGACATCTTCTGTCAAATTTCTTACAGCCCCTACAGATTTTTTATCACCCTTTTCTTTAGCGTTTACTAAATCAGACACAATCTCTATCGCAACTGCGTCTCAGCCAAATACAGCTTTTACAATTAATGGAAATAATGCCGTTAGTGGGAAGGTCACTTTTTCTATTGCTCGAGCGGTTACAGCCACAACACTAGGTGCTAATGACGGTACTAAAACAATTACGGTCACAGGGACGGACTCAACTGCGGCAGGAATAACAGAAACAATCGCACTTCCAGGATCTGTTTCTACAGTGACCGGAACCAAGTTTTTTAAAACTGTTACCGCTGTATCTATATCTTCTCAACCTGCAGCGAATGTGTCTGTCGGTCATGTTGACGGAGAGCAAGTATTTTTGCTTTTCAAAGATGTAGATTATGTTCAAGAGTACAATCCAAATCCAGCAACCACTGGCGCTCCAAGATACTATGCTCAGTTTGATGTGGATAATTTTATTATCGGTCCAACTCCAAATGCTTCCTACGCTTCTGAGCTACATTATTTTTACAGACCGGCAAGTCTAACAGCAGGCGCAGATTCTGCCCTTACTTGGCTTAGTGAGAATGCCCCTGTTGCTATGTTGTATGGAAGTCTTTGTGAGGCTTACACATATATGAAGGGCGAGGCAGACATGTTGCAATTATACACTGCAAGATTTACTGAAGCTGCAGCGTCTTTGAAACAACTTGGGGAAGCTAAAGAAACAACTCAAGAATATACAACAGGACCAGTGGTTCGGAAAAAGGTTTAATCTATGTTTTCAGAACAAACAAGTGCAGAAGTTGGCAACGTCTACGTTGTTTCTACAGAAAACCGAGGGCATACTCCCGAGGAGCTTGCGGATATGGCGTTAAGTAAAATCCTGTATGTGGGAACGAGTGTTGACCCGATCCTTCAGCAACAGGCTTTAGAATACAGAGATCAGATTAAAGCTGTATTAATTCAGACAATCTCAAAAGCCATGCTTTCTGAGAGGACAACGTTGTATAATCTCTTTAAAGGCCAAGGTCATGAAGACATGGCTGAAATTTTAAGGAAACTTTAACATGGCAATTTCACAGGCAATGTGTTCTAGCTTTAAGCAAGAGCTTCTTGGCGGTACTCACAACCTAGTTAGTAACTCGTGCAAGTTAGCTTTATTCACTTCAAGTGCAACTTTAAGTGCGGCAACTACTGCATATGCTGCGCCTAGTAGCGCGTCTGCAGTTCCAACTAGCACGCATGAAGTTTCTACTGGGGGAAGTTCTAACTACACGGCGACAGGTCTGGCGTTAGCAAACCCTGTTGTTTCACGTCCAAGTAGTGGTACAACAGCCACGGTTGATTTTGATAACCGTGTGTTTAGCAATGTAACTCTAACGGCTCGTGGCTGTTTAATATACAACGATACTGTGTCTGATAAGGCTGTTGCTGTTTTAGATTTTGGAAGCGATAAGACGGCAACGTCAGGTGATTTCACAATTGTATTCCCTGCCAACGATGCAAATAACGCTATTATTCGCCTAGCTTAATAAGGTAAACAATGGCCTCGTTACAGGGTTGGGGTAGACAGACCTGGAGTTCTGGCGCGTTTGGTCAAATAGCTCCAGTTGCGATTACTGGTGTTTCCTCGACCGGCTCGGTAGGCACGCCTACCGTTATAGCGGTTAAAAATGCCATAGTAACTGTTACAGGGTCTGCTGTTACAGGGTCTGTAGGTACGGTCACTCAAACCTCTCAGGGCGTAGTAGACGTAACTGGAGTTGTAGGCACCTTCTCAGTTAACTCTCCAGTTTTTGATATAATCGTTCCTTTAGGGGGCTGGGGTCGAGATACATGGGGCGCTGGGCCGTGGAGTGAGTCAGGCTCTGACTTAGTTATTACCACCGCGGTAGGAAATGTGACCGTGGACGGAATTAGAAACGAATCTATTTCCGTAACTGGATTAAGTATTGCGTCTGCAACAGGAACTATTAGTCCTGTTATAGGGACGTCACCCTTATTAACTGGTGTGTCTTCAAGCGTTTTAGTGGGTACTGTCACATCGCCTGCACAAGCTCAAGTTTCTGTAACGGGAACAGCCGCAACTGTTTCTCTTGGCTCCTTAGTAATAGATGTATCAATTGTAGTATCAGGTGTTTCTTCTACGGGTCAAATTGGAAGTATTTCACAAACAAACGGTTCCAATGTTAATGTGACAGGTGTCATTGGAACTGGTAGTGTCAATAATGTAAATATTTGGGGTATACTGAAACCAAATCAAGACCCTGTTTGGGGTAATGTGGGATCAAATCAGAGCCCTGATTGGGTTAAGATCGTTGCTTAGAGGAACTTTAAATGGCTAGTACCTATACCACTAATTTGGGTATTGAGAAGATCGCTACTGGGGAGCAGTCCGGAGCTTGGGGCACAACAACTAATACTAACTTTGATATTATTGACCAAGCGATCAATGGTATTGAGGCTATAACGTTGGCCTCCGCGGGAGCTTCTGGGTCACCAACTGTAATTCCTATTACTGATGGAGCGGCTTCTACTGGTCGAAACAAGTTTATCCAATTTGTTGACGGTGGCGATTTAAGTGCAACAGCTTACGTTCAACTAACTCCAAATAATGCAGAAAAGATTGTTTTCATACGAAACAGTTTAACAAACAATCGAAGTCTTATTATTTTCCAGGGCAACTATAGTGCTTCTAATGATTTTGAGATCCCTAATGGAAAGGATGTTGTCTTAAAATTTAGCGGAACCGGAACAGGATCTACTGTAACACAGCTTTTTGAAGGGTTGTTGGTAACCGCTGTAGATGCTACCACAGGAAATATTACAACTGTCAATGCTACAACTGTCAATGCTACAACAACAGATTTAACAAACATTGAAGTAACCAACCTCAAGGCCAAGGATGGCACGGCGGCAGGAAGCATAGCCAACTCAACAGGTGTTGTTACTTTAGGTAGCTCTGTCTTAACTACTACAGACATCAACGGTGGCACTGTTGATGGTGTCACGATTGGCACTAATGCAGTCGTCACTGATCTTAGAGTAGATAACTTAAAACTAGACGCGAATAAGGTTGAATCGACGAACACAAACGGGAACCTTCAGGTTGAAGCAAATGGAACGGGTTATCTCGAAATTAGAGGTAACACGAACTCCGGCAGACTTCGCTTTAACTGCGAGTCTAATTCACATGGTGTTACTCTTTCAGGGCCTCCTCACAGTGCCTCTGCAACGTATGGGTTAGAATTACCTAACGCTGATGGTTCTAGTGGTCAAGCACTAGTAACAGATGGCTCTGGCAAACTTTCATTTGCTAGTGCTGGAATCTCAACTGGGAAAGCCATAGCAATGGCTATTGTCTTTGGCTAAAAGGAATAGAAAATGTCAGCCCCAAATATTGTAAACGTAGCAACAATCACCGGTAAAACTGCCGTGGTAAGTTTAAGTTCAACCAATGCGACTACTATAGTAAGTAATGCCGCTTCATCGAGTAAGGTATTTAAGATCAACAGTATAACTGTAGCAAATGTTGATGGAACCAATGCTGCGGACATTACGGTTAGCTACTACTCGCAAGATGATATTGGAGGGACTGCAACAGAAATAGTAAAAACTGTTTCTGTTCCGGCTGACTCAACCCTTGTAGTTGTAGACAAGAATACTTCTATTTATTTAGAAGAAGATAAATCTATCGGTGCCCAAGCCGCGGTCGCTAACGATTTAAAAGTTTTGTGTTCATACGAAGAGATTTCTTAAATTGACTAGAACTTTGAAGTACATAGGCGAAGACCCTGAAGTTTTAAGTAACTTTGTTAATGCTGTAGCCAGTGGCACTTTAGCTGACGGCAGTACAGTGGTTGTTAATGCCAATGGGACTGTAAGTGTTGTAGCTGGAGCAGGCATAGGAGCCGACGTTATATTTGAAACGGGTAACAATGCAACAGCCATATCTGCCGTTTTCCAGTCAAACACCAATCAAGTTATAATTTTTTACAGAGACACCGGCAACTCTAATTATGGGACGGCTATTGCCGGATCGGTAAACGCTTCTGATAATAGCATTGCGTTTGGTACTGCACACGTTTTTGCAACTCATACCATATATTCTTCGGGTAGTGCTTTTGACACTAATTCAGAACGTGCTGTTGTTACCTACAGCAATGCGAGTAGTTCTGCTCATGCGATTGTAGGACACATTTCTTCTGGCACAAATTTCACATTTGGCTCTGCGATTACATTGAGTAGCAATTCCAGTTCACATTTCCAAGCCGTTTTTGACTCTACCAACAACAGAGTGGTTCTTTTTTGGAAAGAAAGCAATGTTGGAAAAGCAGTTGTTGGAAATATTACTGCGAGTAATAACTCCATTGCGGTAGGTTCTGTTGTTCAATTTAGTGCAGGGAATTTTGACTGGCGGCAGGGAAATACCGGAACCACGTTTGATACAAATGCGGGCAAAATTGTAATTGCCTATAAAGACAGCAATCAATCTCCTAATAGAGGTGTGGTGAATGTAGGAACAGTCACTGCAAGCAATAACAGTATTGCTTTTGGTAGTCCTGTTGTCATTGATTCAAGCAACACAGCCGATAACATTGACTGTCTATTTATACCGACTATCAACAAAGTTGTTTTTGCATTTACCTCACCGTCTGACTCTGTTAAAGGCAAAGCAGTTGTAGGGACAGTCAATGGAACATCCATGGATTTTGGGACTATCGCAGTTTGGGGCACAGATACCAATAACTATAATTCTGCGTTAACTTTTAACTCTTCCACGAACATAATAACATTGTTCAATCAATCGGTAGTTGGTAGCACCACTAGCATAAAAGTTGGCGACATCAGTGTTTCTGGAACTAACCTTACGTTTGGGACTAGATCAGTTTTTAGTAGTTTTCTGGGCACTGATCTTAGTACTGTTTTTGATAATAATTCTAACCGAACTGTAGTTGTTACTCAAAATACTGATGGCTCTTTAGACAAGGGAATAGCTATAGTTTATCAAAATGCAACTACTGGTGCTAATGTTGCTCAAAGTGTATCGGCGTCAACGTTAATCGCTAGTGAGGTTCGTAATCCGTACTTTTCAGTTTTTGACACTAACGCAAATAGAATTTTATTTGTTTATAAAGTATCAAATCCAGGCCTTGTTCAAGTAGGAAGTTTAAGCGGAAGCAGTATAACTTTTGGTTCTTCTGTCACAATTGCGAATAATGTCCGCTTTAATAATAGCAACAACGATTTATCAATGGCTTTTGATAGCAATGTTAATAAGACAATAATTGTTTACGAAGACTTAGACAATTCTTCATATGGAACGGCTGTTGCCGCAACTATTTCTGGCACAACTGTTAGTTTAGGAACACGCTACGTCTATAAGAGCGCAGCGGCCTATAATAATTGTGTTGCGTTTGACCCTAATACAAATAATTGTTTTATACATTATCGTGATGCTACGA